TCACACATCGCCTAAAATCCTCCCTATATTCATCGTTGGCCAGAAGAAACACCAGCCCAGCACGTGATTAAAGCCCTTCAGACTCATCTTGAACGGGTACTTGAAATCCTGCAGATACGGCTCAAACGCTTTCCGCTTACGATAGGTCAACGAAGCCATGTATTCAGGATGCATATTCAGCAAGTCCAGCAGCACCTTATCATTTTGCGTAAGACCAGCCAAATCCTGCAAACCCATCTGCCCGTACTTCAGCACCGAGAACGCATTGAAATACTCCATCACGTTCTTGTAATCGAAGTCAGTCAGCGTCACCTCCATTCGGGTTAACGGCTTGTCCAGCTTACTTTTAATCTGCTTGTTGTATACCGTTACCGCTCCATTTTTTCGCGGTTCTCCGTAATAGTCCGTTCTATCGAGTCGAGATCGAAGGAACATACGATGTCCGCGAGAGCCCCGGTCATAAACCACACAGTCACGTTCAACAGGAAAATCAATGGCAAAGTCAATCGATTTCACCTCCACAGAATTCGTTAAGCCACCAACACGGGTATACCCCTTGAGCTTCACCAGGAATTCCCGCATCCAATCGGGGACATGCACCAGCACCTTGTTAGGGTTAAGCTCGAGCTTCCAAGTTTCAGCAAAACCATTCACGCTATTGAAGCCGATATCAAAAATAAAACCACATTTACCGCCAAAGCCATCCTGAAAACGCAAATTAAAGTTATGCCTATAGTTCATCATCGAAAGCCGGTCATAATACCGCACCTCATTCAAGTAGTACTTCCAGGGCATTTCCTCCAACGGGGCATGCTGATAGTGATAGAGGTACTCCATATATGTAAGCATCTGCTGACAGCATCCAAAAGAAAATCTTCCCGTTATTTCGATCTTATCGCAGGAATACACAAGCTCCATTCCTTGCCAAGTTTCAGTGTAACTGCTATGGCCGTAGTAGTCCATCGAACATTTCTCCTTATTCCGTTACTTACGTTCTTTCCTCCTAGAACATGCGAGGCGATAAATTGCAGAATTGCATTCACTTCCGCCCTGGTTAGTAAGGGGGCGGAAGCCGAACACTCCCCCGCCCTTTTGCGTAATAAAGCGGGAAAGGATGAAGAGCAGCCCTCTGCCCCGCGCCCAGGCGCGGGGACCCCAGAGGGCTACCGCTCAGTCCATCCCGCCCGGGATCTTCCTGATAATCCACATAACAAGCAAATACACATCGTGAGCAACTATCACAAGTAGCATGATAACAAATAGCGTCATCACAACACCACGGGGCAACATCAGCCAAACCAAGCTAAACGAATTGCTCCCTATGTACCCAAGCACCTCGTGGATAGAATCAAAAACCCCAGGTTCCAAAGCAGGCAACTGAATAGGACGAAACAAAAGCTTCAGAACCGAAAAGAACGCACGTATAACAGCTTCAATAATCACAATCATCATCCTCCATTAGCCATCTCAAGGCCCGTCTCAACAGCCTCTTCAACGGCAAGTCCATTATCGCCCATAACATTAGCGGCCACCCTCCGAAGATAACGCAACAAAAGGCCAATCAGCAACACAGAAGCAAAAGCCTTATACGCGCCGTAAAGAAAAGCCAATCGCTCATTCGTACTGATCATATCCGATATATTAAGACCGGTATCCTCCCAGAAAACAGTACCACCATAGCTTTCCGGCAATTCAGCCTTGGGCAGAGTAAGGATAACCTCACCCTCCCCAAAGCCATCAATCAGAGGCTTAAATATATCCTGCAAAAGCGTCGATATCTGATGTACAAACCCCAATTTCCCCTTGACATATTCGTTGAATTCATCGACAATACCCTGAATCACTTCATCGTCAGGCACGACCAAATGCTTAATCCATTCATTAATATTCGCAAACCATTCGCCTATAGATTTTATCGTATCCACAATGCCCTGCAACATAGCCAACAGCTTAGCCCAGAAGCCACGTTGTTCGTCCCGGAACTCTTCATCAGGGTCAGGGGGGCCGGGAATTTCGATGATAGTGGCCCCCTGGAAGCCCACAAATGGCGATTGTCCTACATAGTTGTTGGCGCTAGGCCATGTCAGATCAACCATTACAGCCACAACAAGAGTCATCGAAGTGTACATATTATCCGGCACAAAATTGAAATACAATCCCGTCAATTCTTCATCGTCATGTGTTATTTCAAACCATGGGTAATAGCTATCTGAGGGCACAATAACATCGCTTACAGCATAATTGTTTCCTTCACCGTCAACAATCCCCGCATTCACTTCTATCCTAGCCGTCAAAGCTCCACCGAATGGTTGAGGAACAATGCCACTAAATCCGTATATTTCCTCTATGTAAAACCGATACGACTTACCAGGAACCAAGTTGTATTGCGACAACGGTATAGAATACGCCGCCATCAATCCTCTATTGGGCTCAAACTTTGTCCGAAAATACACAAGCCCAGCGCCAAGCCCATCGCCGATATCAGCTCCATTACCCGCAAAAAGCACCTTGCTAGCCTTGCCGACAGTTACAACATAAGAGCCAGAGGGCCACAACAACGTATTAACAGGCAACAGATCTATAGGATATTGCCGCCAAGCACGCACAGGACCATAATTAATCCCGCCATTAATGAAATCGGCCATACTACCGCCAAGCAGTTCCACATTGCTATACGAGCTATCGAATACTGGACCTACGGGCTGAGGTGGAGGGTCGGCCGCTTTAACGCCTACGGAAAGCGCTCCAAAAAAGAGCAATAAGCACAAACACACTAAGAAGAACTTGCGATAGCGCCGAGGCAGACGACGCCAAATTCGCCTGAACGTTCCGTGTGTTATACGCCGCGGGTAAATCATAAAGAACACCTCCCATCAATGTAGGACGGCAATCACTCAACACAAGGTCTTGCACACCCCAATTCAAATTACCGCCCGCAAAATTCGCCACAGTCAGCCGCCAAGCACCAAGGTTCGTTGTCAGGCTGGTATAGCACTCCACACGCACACCGGCACCACACCATATCGCATTCTGGCCCAAAAGCAGAGGCATTTCATCTGAAAGATAAATAACAACATGAGGACCATTCTGTGTGCCGGTGTAGTATATCTCACGGGCATAGTAGTGCTTATACGTATACCCAGCCAACACCTGATCAACGATCAATTGCGCATTGGTTGTCAAAAGAACCGCCCCCGATCATTACGGCCAGTAAAAGCCGCCAGGAGCATCCCGATCAACATAGAGGAAATACCCAGGAACAACGACGTACCCGCAGATATTTCAACGAACGGGATCAAAGCATCAATCAGCTCTTTCACGTTCTCACCCTCTTTCTAACAATAATTTCTTGCGCACCCTCTTCACGATACGCCGAGTCAATCCGAGCTCTGCCCTGCCATTCCTTTTGGTACCTCTGCATTTTCGCGTAGGTATCATAGGCAGTATACATTGCCGGGGTATGCCAAAAATCCGACTTCTTCTTTATTTCAGCCTCAAGGTGGCCATCCTTCTCTACCGCCGTAGAACCGTCAATCAGCTTGTTCATCTGTAGCCTGCCAAACACACAGCGGCACAACACAATATCCCGCACCTGCTCACGAAGAGGCTTAGCAAGGCGCATGAACTGTTGGCTTGTCCCAATGATGTGCTTACGTTGCTTGCGTTGCTGAGATATTTCCACCATCACGTCAATATCAACATTCTTGCTCTCCAGGCTATTCAGCTCCAGGTGCAACTCATCAATCAGATAAATCACACCCTGGTAGTCATTGCTAAGAAACTTAAGACAATCAAGGCCTTCATACTGGACAATCGGCCTGCAAGTTCCATCCTCAAATCCTTCATTATACACCCAACCGTGGGGCCGATCGGGGGCCAATCGAGCATTAAAATGAAAGTTTGTCAAGCCAACATTCGTACAAATCACCGCCTCTGGATATCGTTCCATCAAAGCCATAAGATAACGCACAGCCGAGAGCGTTTTCCCCGCGCCCTGGGGACCGCAGTAGATCATAGTACCCTCACAGTGCATATACCCGGGATGTTCCCGAAGCCACACATGCCAGGAGTGCACCGACCGCAAACCATTGTCTATACGCATTATGCGCTTAGGCCACAAGTCCTCTATGTAAAAATCATCACGTTTCCACTCCATAATTTATCCCTCCATTAAAAAATACGGCAGGCCGCCGAAGCAACCCGCCGCGCCCAGTTACAGCCGGAGCTTGCCGGACTTGAAAGCGCTGGAAATCCGCTTGACCACCCAGCGCGCACCCCACCAGAAAAGGAAGAGGCCAACAACGGCACCCAGCACCAGCCCGATAATTTCCGCGATATTCGATATGCTAAACATCCCAACGATCGTCGAAAGCAACGACTGAATGCCAGCACTAACCGCAGTCATATCATACGCACTACCCATTTCCCCTCACCACCTTTCCAGGCCAAAATCAGTTAAAGACCAGCACGTCGCGGCCACGACGCACCAGCCCTAAACAGCTACTTTTTACCGCCCGGGTCCACCCAGGCACTCAAAGAGCTCAACACCGCCTTGCCCTTGCGGCCCGAGCTATACTCCGCCTCCACCGGCGAGCCGGGCACGAAGCCCTCCACGACCACACGCAGATCCTCGGTGAAGTGCTCACAGACGGCCTTATCGCCCACGGCCCCGGACTTTTCATCCATGCCGAAAGGAAGCACAAGATAGATATCCGTGTACTCCCCCTGCTTGCCGTCCATTTCCCATTTGTTATAACGGTGCCCGACATACGTTGCCTTCATGACTACACGCTCCTTTTATGTTATTTAAGACAATAATTACTTTGTCTTACGATAGATTATACTATAGCTTACATTGTATGTCAATAGATTTTGACAAATTATTTTTCTTCGACTATAATACACATAAAGGAGGATGAACACATTGCAAGACACTACATCACAAGACTATCTACTAGCCGACAAAAAATCAGTCACCATCAGACTAGAGCAAGAACTAATCGACCAAATCGACAAACTAAGAGATGGGACAGAAAGAAACCGCACCCAGCAAATCGCATTCATGCTAAAGAAATACCTCCTAGTCAACGAGAAATAGCCTAGAACACATCCTAGAGGCTAAACCGTATCGGGACACCAGAAGACAACAAAACGCCCCTGAGGGCCTTGTAGAGCATCTCAGAGGCATTAGGCAATTCAGTTTACGATATCGTCGCAGTCGTTCCCTACTACTACAGGTTGGAAATTGGCTTAGTCAGAAGATTTTAATCGCTCCGCGAAAACTGTGGGGGATACGGGCTGATAGAGTGCGCAACAGAGCAGGATACCAGGATAGGAAAACCCCGCACCCAAACGAGCGGCAAGCTCGGACAAGATACGGGGCAATTAACTCTATGGCCGTTGGGCCAGTCGCCTTCGGCGCGAAACGGTCAGTCGGTACCAACCACTAGAGTAGATATGTTTTGCGAAGCTCAGGGGACCACGGGCCCGCTAGAGCCCTTCTCGCACGCATACCTTACCGCAAAGCCACGGGGAATGGCCCTGGAAAGTACTCCTTCCTTCAAAGATACGACCATTATACCCTCAATGAAACTTCTTGTCAAGCGAATGCCATTTTTGCCTTTTTCTGTGACCGCCATCAAGGATATTGCTTATAACGGCATCCAGTTCCTTGAAGTATTCCCACCGATCATACAGCTGAATGAGCTCCAAGAAATCCAGCTGATCTACATCACGGTACTTCCCCGTTCGGTAACTGAGCATCACCTTGAAATCGTCCTCGACACGTATGCCCTCAAGGTTCAAGAAGTTCCCAATCAGCAGGAGCTTGTCCGCATCAGTCAT